TGTGATTACGCCTACTGCGACAGTCCCCACGCAAACCGGCGCGAAGTCCACCACCTCCGTTACCCTGGCACTTGGCACTGTCACCACGAACGACGATATCCAATTCGGCTGCCTGGGATACTGAACTAATGGCTAATCCAAGTTACCTGAACCTCCCCGCCATCTGGAACTACGGGCCAACTCAGTCGCCGCCGACTACCTCGGACAATGCGCCAGTTGGGGCTGGCAAAGTGGCTGCTACCCAGGCCCTGATGAACTCGACCGCGACAGCGATGCAGGCGGTGTTCCCCAGCGGCGATACGACGGGGGCGACGGATACGGCGGCGATTCAGGCGGCGCTGACTCAGATCAGCAACGACACGACCGGCAACCAACGCACGCTGATGCTGTTCGGCACGTACTACGTGAACGCGACGCTGGTCCTGACGATGGCGAACAACACGGTAGGCGAGGGGCCGTTCACCCTCTTGGGTTCTGGCAGCACCATCATCAACGCAGTCGGCTCAAACTTTGGCATCCTGCAAATTAAAACAACGACTACTACGTGCCATGGGCCTGTCATTCGGGGGATCACCTTTACCTACCTGACCCCGCAGCCGGCATCCAACACCGCGTCCGTCTGCGTAGGGTTTAGCACAGTGGCTGGTAACGACAATGGTGTGATTTACCAGATAGAAATATCGAGCTGCTTCTTTGTCAACTACTTCCGAGCAATCGCGAATGTGCAGACCTCGGGCAGTTATCTAACATGGGGTATCTGGATCGCGAATAATTACGGCTATGGTGGTTCGGGTTCATTCGTCTATCTCGTGTCACCTACTGCGGGTGGTCAGCCACGCATCAACATCATCAACAACTATGTTGATATGGCCCCCAATTACGGTACGTCTACCGCCGCAGAGCCGGTGTTTCACATCGGCAACGGCGACTCGCTAGTGGTAATGGGCAACGAACTTAATGGCATCTATCAGGCAACCGGCTTTTACTTGACACAATGCACGTTCACGATGACGCGCAACAAAATTGAGGAGTGCAATTTTAACGGAACTACTTACCCCATCTTTCTCAATCAAAGTACAGGCTCCGTGGATGGATTCAATTTGCTTTCACTCATCGTCGCCACCAATCAGTACATTGTTAATTGTATAGGTCTGTACACCGCTGAGTGTATTCGGCTTGCGGGGTTCAATACCAGTATTGCATCAGGTGCCTCGACGCTGACCCTTATCAACGTCTCGATTTCGCGGGTGGTGCTGCAAGATGTGCCGACCATCTATACGCTAGGTACAGGTCCTGCCGTGTTTCGCTTGGTTTATTCCTCTGTCTCGACCAATTCAAGGCTGATCGACTGGGCGGCGCCCCCCGCCGGAATGATGAGTGCGGACAACGGGGATACTTCGATCACGCCGAACCCCCTGACTAGCGCGCAGGTGCAGATCTTCAACACGCCATTGACCGCTAACAGGACCGTGACGCTCTCGGCTGCAAATGGTTCGACCACTGCTGACAACTGCCTCGACAACACGACCTTCACCATCCTCCGCACGGCTAACAGCAACGACAGCAATACACTCACTGTAACCGCGATCGTCCCTGCGACCAAGACCGTCGCGACAGGCACCAGCGTCACCTACATCTATAACGAGCCGCTCGGCGGCTTCGTGGAGATAGCGGCAGGCGCGCTGTGAAATGTGGTACCTGGATGACACAAGTGTTACACTCGATAATGTCAACTACTTCTGGGATGGCCGCGGCCCTACGTCTCCGACGCTCGAAACCATCAGCGTTGTCATCACCGGCCTCGTTGGCTCGATCACCCTCGCCAACAACACCACCGACACCCTCACCGAAACCTCAAACGGCACCTTCGCTTTCGCTACTCAGCTTGCGATTGGGGCTACGTACAGCGTTACTGTTACTTCTACTCCTCCAGGTCAGACAGTTACCCTCACCAACCCCACTGGAGTCGTTGGTAGCGGTCCTGTTACTGTTGGCGTTGCTTGCCTCAGCAACCCTGTTATTACTCCTGGCAGTGGCCGACCGGGCGGACGCCTGGTCATCCCGCCGAAGCGGGTCAGTGAAACCATCGCTGTCCCCTTTAACTTCATCTCGTCCCTGCAGATCGGCGAAACAATTGCCAGTGCTACAACCACCTGCACCGTATACTCAGGGACGGATCCCACCCCCAGCTCAGTCATCGACGGAGCGCCAGTGATTGCCGGGACCACAGTCTCCCAGGGCATCACCGGCGGCGTGACTGGTGTGCTGTACGGACTGCTGTGCGAGGCTACCACTTCGTTCAACGAGGTCATCAGCCAGTCGGCCATCCTCGTGGTGATCCCGGACTTCATATGAAGCTCACCGCTGAACTGGTTGAGTCGCTATCCGGGGTCTACCTCAGCCCCCTCTACGACACACCTGCGCCCACACCTGACTTCCACCGGGAGGCATGGCGACTCTACTGCAGCGACGCGCGGATGGCCGCTATTGCCGCGCCTCGCGGCCACGCGAAGTCTACCGCCCTCACTCACGACTATGTGCTTGCCGTCGCCTTATTCCGCGTGGAGCAGTACATCATCATCGTAGGCGCGAGTGAGGAGATGGCCATCGAGCATCTAGGAGACATCGCCAACGAGCTTCGTGAGAACGAAGACCTGATCCGTGAGTTTAAAATAAAGGGATTCCTGACCGAGCAAAAGACCGATATCATCCTGGAGTGCCAAGATGGCTACCAATTTAGAATTATGGCTCGCGGCTCGGAACAAAAGATTCGCGGGAAAAAGTGGAGAGGCCGCCGGCCAGGTCTTATTGTCGGGGACGACCTTGAAGACGACGAGCAAGTTGAGAACAGAGACCGCCGCCTCAAGTTCAGCCGATGGTTCTATCGAGCCTGCGTTCAAGCGCTTAGGGATCGCGGCAAGATCCGTGTTCACGGCACCATTCTACATGAAGATAGCCTCCTCGCCGGCCTTGTCAAACACCGCTCTTGGGCAAGCCTGTGTTTCCGCGCTCATGCAGGGTTCGACGATTTCAGCCAGATCCTTTGGCCTGAGAAGTTCAGCGCGGAAAGACTTCGAGGTATTCGCCAAAGCTTCATCGAATAAGGAGACTCCGCGGGCTACTCCCAAGAGTACCTCAACGACCCGTTTGACAACGACTCCGCGTTCCTCCGTATCGACGACTTTGTTGCAATGGGAGCAGGCGACTTCGAAAAGCCAAAGATCAACTACGTCGGTGCGGATTTCGCGCTGAGTAAGAAGGACAAGGCGAATCGGACCTCCTTCAGCATCGCCGGCAAGGATATGGATAATATTCTGCACTTCATCGACCAGCGAGTGGACAGGCTGGATATCCTGGAGATAGTGGAGGAGATGTTCTCGATCCAGCTGGCCTGGCAGCCCGATGTATTCTTCGTGGAGGGCGGGGCTATCTGGCTCGCGATCGAGCCTATCCTGACCAGCGAAATGCGGGCGAGGGACATCTGGATCAGCTTTGAAGTGATCCAGCCGATTGCTGATAAGAAGGTTCGCGGCCGCGCGTATCAGCGGAGGATGCGAGCCAAGGGCTGCCGCTTTGCGAAGGACACGTACTGGTACCCCGGCTTCGAGAGTGAGAACATGCGGTTTACTGGGGATAGTGATGCCTTGCTCGATGACCAGTTCGACTCGGCGGCTATACTGTGCCGCGGCCTTGAGACCTTCACCCCTATTGAACGGGATGACTTCCTGACCGAGAGTGAGGAGGAGTTCATTTACCAGAGCGAGGCTTTGCGTGCGGGATCGGGCGGCAGGTCGCTGGTGACAGGCTACTGACATGCTCCCGCAACTGAAAACCAAGCTGACCATTGACCGCCGCGAATTCGCGCAGCAGCCGAACCTGATCGACCGGCTCTCCACGGACGACCAGACCACCCTGGGTCAGTGGGTGTACGATGGCTATCAGCGTGACGAAACCTCCCGCATCAAGTGGAAGCAGCGCACCTCTGCCGCGATGGACCTCGCGATGCAGGTGCAGAAGGACAAGTCATTCCCCTGGCCTGGATGCTCAAACGTAACATTTCCCCTCGTCACAATCGCGGCGCTTCAGTTCAGCTCCCGGAGCTACGGGAACATTATCCAGGGGACTGACGTAGTCAAGTACCGTATCGTGGGGCCAGACCCTGACCAGCGCCTCCGTGAGCGTGCGGACCGCATCTCCCGGCATATGTCGTGGCAGGTGCTGGATGAAGACATTTCGTGGGAGGAGCAGCATGATAGACTCCTCATCAACCTGGGTATCGTCGGCACCAACTTTGTGAAGACGTACTACTGCCCTGATCTGCGCTATACGGTGAGCGAGCTGGTCATGGCGAAGGACTTCGTGCTGGACTACTTTGCTAAGTCAGTCGAGGACTGCGCGAGGAAGACTCAGCTGATCCCCCTGTACCGCAATGAGATCTATGGGAAGATTGTGGCGGGAGTGTTTAAGGATGTCAGAAATACCGAGTGGTTCAACACAACCCCTGGTTTGCCGCCTGATCCTCAACCCAGTGACGCAGACAATCGAAAGGGTCTTACTCCCCCGCAACTCGACGAAGACAGTCCCTTTCGGACCTATGAACAGCACAGGCTACTTGATCTGGATCATGATGGATACGCCGAACCCTACATCGTAACCATCGAGGAGCAGACTAAGACTGTTCTCAAGTTGGTCGCCCGGTGGGAGCGGGAGGAGGATATTGACTGGACTGACATGCCAGGTACCAAGCGGAAGATCCGCTCGATCAAGCCGATGGAGTACTACACCAAGTACGGCTTCATCCCCTCCCCGGACGGTGGTATCTACGATGTGGGCTTTGGTAGCCTGCTTGGCCCCCTGAACGAGAGTGTTAATTCGTCCATCAACATGATGCTTGATAACGGCACCATGAACAACTCTAACGGGGGGTTTCTTGGCCGCGGGGTGAAGATACGCGGCGGGGTGTACACCATGGCCCCCTGGACGTGGAAACGAGTTGAATCGAGTGGGGATGACCTCCGTAAGTCCATGGTTCCATTCCCCACCAAGGAAGGCGGGGACATGATGTTTAAGTTGCTAACCTTGCTAATCGAATACACCGATCGGGTCGCTGGCACAGTTGACCAGATGGTGGGTGTTACGCCGGGGCAGAATACCCCGGCCGAGACCTCCCGCAACTCCATGGAGCAAGGGATGAAGGTCTACTCGGGGATCTTCAAACGAGTCTGGCGGTCAATGAAGGAGGAGTTTAAGAAGCGGCATAAACTCAATGCGCTCTATCTCCCCTCCAAGCAGGCCTTCGGGGACAAGGGGGCGTTCGTAACGCAGGAGGACTACCGGAGTGATCCTGATCTAGTCATCCCTGCCGCCGACCCGAACATCGTCAGCGACGCGATGCGAATGACCCAGGCCGTTGCCATGCGCGAGGCTGCCCACGCAGTCCCCGGCTACGATATCGCTAACGTGGAGAAAAACTTCCTCCGCGCTCTCAAGGTTGACGCAATTGACCACTTCTACCCCGGCCCGGACAAAGTCCCGCCGCTGCCCAACCCGAAGGTCCAGCTTGAGCAAATGAAGCTCCAGGGCAAGCAGATGGATATCGAATTCAAAACGTGGGAGTTCATTCAGAAGCTGCAGAGCGGGCGGGCGAAGATCCAAGCTGAAATCACCAACCTCTACGCGCAGACTGCCAAGCTATTGGCCGAGGCTCAGACGGAGAAGGTCCGCGCGAAGATTGAGGCCTTTAGTGCGGTGGTGGATGCGCTGCAAACCCACCACGAAATGATGACGAGCCAGATCGAAGCGATGAAAGGTGATGGTGAAGGAGGTAACAAAGATGGAAGCAACCAAGGAGCAATGGGAGGAATGGCGGGTGCATCCAGTCAGCCTGGAATTTCGCCAGTTCCTCAAGCGGGCGCGGCTGGGGCTAATGGAGCAATGGGCGGCGGGGCAGTTTCAGCAGGAGTCGCGGGATAGTATCCTGATACTCAATGCCGCCGCCCTCGGTGAGCTGCGCGCATACGAACGACTGGAAGAGTTAGATTACGAACAGATTGAGGAGACATTGAGAGATGATTAACAAATCAGGTTTACACCCGCAAGGTGTCGCAGTGCTGGTGAAGCCCTACGAGCCGGAGCTGCTCTCCAGCATCATTGCCATCCCCGACACAGTGCGGGAAGGGCTGCAGGTGCTGGAAAACAGAGTCGTGGTGATCGAGGTCGGCCCGTTTGCGTGGGCAGACGAGCCTACCCCCCGAGCCGCCGTGGGCGATGTGGTGCTTGTTACCAAGTACTCTGGCTTCGTGGCGAGCGGGGCGGACGGCTGCCTCTACCGCATGGTCAACGCCAGGGATGTGTTTTGCAAAATAGACACAGCTTTGTTTGCAAAGTCTAAGGAGGCTGCGTGAGTACCAACGAGGTTGAGACTAAGGCCAGGGCGATGGGCTGGCTGCCGAAGGATCAGTTCCGCGGTAGTGAGGAAAACTGGCTTGCGGCAGACAAGTACGTGGAGCGCGGCGAGGCGATTATGCCTATCTTGCAGGCGAATAACCGCAAGCTAGCTGATCGCCTCGCCTCGGCGGAGGCGGAGCTGCAGTCAACCAAGCACCTCCTTTCCTCCGCGACGGAGGCTATTGAGGAGCTGAAGAACTTCCGTACCACCCTGAACAAGGACAAGGTCAAGGAGAAGAAGACCGAGGTGCTGAGTGCGTTGGCAACAGCTAAGCGGGATGGAGATGTGGAGGCAGAGGTGCAGTTGACTGATCAGCTAACCGAGGTCAATGCCGCGCTGAAGGAAGCTGATAAGGCTCCCCCGGCCGCCCCGGCCAACACACCAGCCCTGACCCCCGCGGCCCAGACCTGGATGGCACAAAACCCCTGGTTCGGGACGGATAAGAGGAAGACGGCGCTAGCGATGGCTGTCTCGGATGAGTGGCGCGGAGAAGGGAAGATGTTGGGAACTCCCCAGTTCTTCGAGCATGTGGACGCAGAGCTGGGGAAGATATTCGACACCAACGCAGCCCGCCGCGAGGCACCCTCGAAGGTAGGGGGTTCGGTGAACTCCGGCGGCGGGGCGAGCGAGGGTGGCAAGACCTTCGCCGACCTCCCGAGTGAGGCTAAGGACGCCTGCAAGCGGATGGCCGGCCGACTCGTAGGCGAGGGCCGAGCGTACAAGACAATGGACGCCTGGCAGAAAGCCTATGTTGAGCAATATGACTGGAGAGCCGAATGAGCAATGCTGGTGAGATCCTAAAGCCGAACAATCCGGCGAATAGCAGCCCTGAACCCAAGGGCGAGCGTGCAGCGCGTATCCCAATGAGCGTCCCCCTGCGGAAGCTGGAGGTTCCTGAGATCCCTGGCTACCACACCCACTGGATCAAAGAGAGCAACATCCCCCGCGCGCTGCAGGCATACTACACCTTCGTCGGCCAGGATGAGGTTCCCGTTAACCAGCGCAACCCAGGCACCGACACCACCGTCTCAGGTAACACCGACCTTGGTTCCCAGGTCAGCATCATGGCGGGAACTGATAGCTCGGGCAAGCCTGAGCGTCTAGTTCTGATGAAGTTAGAAGAGCAGTATTGGCAGGAGGATAGGGCCAAGATTGACCGTCGTAACGCTTCGGTCATGGAATCCGTCTTCCGAGGTGAGAAGATAATTGGAGATGAGAGTCAGGCCGGCGGCAACCTTGACCGCCGATACGTCGATACACAGAGAACTCACGTCAGCCCTGCGTTGTTCAATCGACGCCGCGCTAAGGTTTGATTAATCTTTTCAACTTGGAGGACTTATGGCTGCGGTAACAAACCAGAATAAGCCCACGGGACTAACCCCGGTTAAGTACTTGAATGGTGCTGACTGGGACGGCCGCGGGAACTTGTATTTCATCAACAACACTGACACGAATGCCTACTACGTAGGTGATCTGGTCAGTCCACTAGCGGGAGCGGATCAGTGGTCTGGTCTGCCGACCATCACTCTGACCGTGAGCGGCACCAACACCATCGTTGCGGGAGTGATCCTGGCGATCGGGGCTGCGCCGAGCACTACGACCAGCCCCCGCGGCGGGCCGTACATCGACCCGAACAACCTGAGCCTAACCTACGCCCCCGCGACGAAGACGAAGAACTACTTCGCACTGGTCGCAGACGACCCGCAGACGGTGTTTGAGATTCAGGAGACGGCGGCATCGAGCACCCTGTCCAACTGCCTCACCTACACCAGCTGCACCAAGAACGCGTACTTCGTCTACGGTGCGCCGGCGAGTGGGGTGTATGTTTCAGGGACGACCCTGGACAACGGCAATGCCTCGGGCCACGCCCCGGCAACCACGGCGGCAGCCCCGTACTTCCTCCGCATGCTCGGCCTGTCCCAAAAGATGGACCCGCAGACGGCCAACTGGAACAGCTACGGCCTGTACGCGAAATGGTGGGTGAAGCTTAACAATCACATGTTCGGCCCGTCTGTGGTCGGATTTTAAGGAGTAATTTATGGCAGGCGGCGTAATCAATACTGGTTCCCATCCGAAGGCCCTATGGCCTGGAGTCTATGCGTGGTGGGGGCAGACCTATGCGGAGCACACGGAGGAGTACACAGCCCTGTACGACGTGGCCCCCAGTGACCAGGCGTATGAGGAGGAGGTCCAGGCGACTGGCTTCGGTTTGGCACCGGTCAAACCTGAAGGCGCACCAATCACCTACGACTATGAACTCCAGGGACCTGTCCAGCGCTACACGCACATTGCGTATGCGCTGGGGTACAAGGTAACCATCGAGGAGATACAGGATAACCTGTATGAGAAGTTGGCTATGGGCAGGGCACAGGCCAATGCGTTCTCGATCAGGCAGACGGTGGAGAACCTCGCGGCGGCGGTGTACAACGATGCCTTTACTGGCAACGTGTTCCAGTTCGCAACGGGGACCAGTCTGTGCACGACGGCTCAGCCGAACACTACTGGCGGCACGTTCTCCAATGTGCTCAGCCCAGGTGCAGACCTGACCGAGGCCAGCCTTGAGGACATGTGCATCCTGGCCATGGGGTTGCAGTCCGACCGCGGACTGCTCGTGAGCATCATGCCGCAGTCTCTGCATATCGCCCGGCAGGAATGGTTCAATGCGAACCGGATCCTGAAGAGCTTCCAGCAGTCCGGCACTGCGAACAACGACCCGAATATCCTGCGCATGACGAATGCGTTCCCCAAGGGTATTCAGATGAACCACTACTTCACCGCTCCGCATGCGTGGTTCGTCAGGACGAACTGCATGAATGGTCTGAAGTGGTTCTGGCGCATCCGGCCTGTGTTCGATCAGGACAACGACTACGACACCAAGAATGCGAAGAGTGCTACGTTCTTCCGCTCGTCCTGCGGGGCAACTGACCCACGCTGCATCCTTGGGAGCAATGGTCCGTAACTGAGATGATGGTGTACGTACGGAATGGTTTTGTTCCGTACGTACACAATTCTTAACTCGCGCTTTATAGCGGCTACCCAGCCGCGAGGAGAATTTTGATGGCGACACCAAGTCAAGTTCCTGTTCGCTACCCTTCAGGGGTGTCGACAGATAACAAGTGGGGACCGCTGGCCAACTATGGCCAGCCGAATTCGTTTATGTACCACACTGTCTGTGATGACTTCGACGGCCTGATAACCGCCGACCCGCTCTGGACAGTCTACACCACCAGCGCATCTGGTGGGACGACGGTTAACTCGAATGCACTGACCAACGGCAACGGGGAAGGTGGGCAGCTGCTCCACACCACCGGGGGGACTAACGGGAATGTACAGTCAATCGAGCTAACCAAGGCCTCGTTTATCCTGCCGCCGGCTACCAGCCTCGGTATGGCTTACTCGTCGAAGAAGGTGTTCTTCTTCACCAGGTTGAATGTGACCACAGTAGCCAGCACCTCGTGGACTGTAGGTCTAATCAACCAGTCCAGCACCCCTATCCTCCAGCCCACGGACGGCATCTACATCACCTCGACCAATGCAACTAACATGTCGCTGAATGCGTACTCAGGCTCGAGCAGCCTGTGGTCGGTTAACTTTGACGCAACTGCTATCAGCAATGTGTATGCTAATGCGAGCTGGTTCGATGTGGGC